TAATTGATTTAACCCTGAGAGTCCCTGCAGATAATTACTGTGGGGACTTTTTTATGAGCAGAGCATTTGTATTGGGCAACGGTGTGAGCCGGCAACAAGTAGATCTAAGCAATCTACGTCATTTAGGTAAAATCTATGGGTGCAATGCCCTGCACAGAGATTTTGTACCAGATGTTCTGGTCAGCACCGACAAGCCTATCAGCACTAGAATACAAGATTCTGGTTATGCTCACAACAATAGATTTTACACTCGTCGCCCTGCAGCTGGCAGCGGCGCAAACCCTGTGCCTCAAAAGTATTACGGATATAGCTCAGGACCAATTGCAGCCAGTATTGCAGCCATAGACGGTGCTGTGATAATTTATTTGGTGGGATTTGATATGGGCCCAGTCAGCAACCACTTCAACAATGTGTATGCTGACACAGAATTCTACAAAAAAAGCTCAGCTCCGCCTACATTTACTGGCAATTGGGCCAGGCAATTAACACAGATCATGCGTGATTTTTCCAACACCGCTTTTGTGCGAATCATGGGCAATACCACAGCGCCCATTGAAGATTTTGTCAGTTCGAGAAACTTTAGAACCATGAGCATGGAGGACTTTCAAAACCGTATAAATAACACAAAGGATCTCTAAATGTCTACCTACAAGCGTGTTAACGGCGATTATACAATTCAAACACTTGGTGCAAACACCATCACCTTTGCAGGTAACGTTGCCAACGCAGTCACGGTTGTAGTGGACGGTAATTTCACAGTAACTGGCAACGCTACACTGACTGGCAACATTTCCGGCGACAAATTGTTCAACGGAACAACATCTATAGAAATTCCTGCAGCCAATGGCAACGCCAACATCACTGTAGGTGGTGTGTCCAATGTGGCAGTATTTACAACTGGTGGACTCAACATAAGCGGAGTTACTAGTGTCAGCGGTAACATTGTTGGTGGCAACATCAACACTGCAGGGCTGGTTTCAGCCACTGGAAATGTCAACGGTGGCAACATCAACACATCTGGCAATGTTGTTATCACACGTGATGCTAGTGTAACACAGCCAACAATAAGATTTCAAGACACTGATACCACTGGTACAGCAGGCACAGTATTAGGTGCTGTAGAATGGTTCACCAGCGATGTTACAGCCCCTGGCGTAAGTGCATCAATACGAGCAACTTTGGTAGACACAGGTGGCAACAGCAACGTACAAATTCTAACAGGAACTCCGGGCAGTTTAGCAGCCAGAGTCACAGTGTTACATACTGGAGAAGTGGGTATTGCTAATGCAGCACCTAACACCACTTTTGGAGTTACTGGTACAGCTTACATCAGCGGCAACACCACAGTGTTGGCCAATGTTGCAGCTGGTAACATCAGCACAGGTGGTCTAGTTACTGCCACCGGCAACATCACTGGCGGTAACTTGATTACTGCAGGTTTAATTACCTCTACAGGCAACATCAACGGTGGTAACTTGATTACTGCAGGATCAATCTCTGCAGGTGCAGCTGGAATAACAGCTACAGGTAACGTTCGTGGCGGAAACGTAGTTAGCGATGCAGTAATCACTGCCACAGGTAATATTGCTTCGGGAGCCAGTATATCAGCTCAAGATCAAATTACTACTCAAGGCAACGTGATTGCCAACAACATCAGTGCTGGAAATATTATTAACACAGGCGTTCTAAATGCCACCAGCAACGTTAGTGCAACTGGCAATGTCACTGGATCAAATTTGGTCACAGGTGGAACAGTAACTGCTACTGGAAATGTTAACGCTGGTGCCGTGTTTTCATCAGGTAATATTACAACCAGTGCTAATATTCAAGCACTCTCTGGTGGATTTTTTATCGGTGATGGTGGATTTTTGAGCAACGTCACTGCTATTTCAAACGTTACTACCAGCCAAATTACCAACGGTACTACAGTGATGGCCATTACAGGCCCCAACGGTAATATTTTTGCCACAGTCAATGCTGTGGGAAATATTTTGGTAATGTCTACTACTGGTATCAGTGTCACAGGTAATGCCAGCGCCACAGGCAACGTTACAGGGGCCAACGTCAACACCGGTGGAATAGTTAGTGCTACCGGAAACATCAACGGTGGCAATGTCAATGCTGGCATTGGTAATTTTGTCACAGTGATTGGGGCAGCAAATGCCAACAGTTTGACATCTGGTACAGTGAGTTCTGATCGACTAAGCGGAAGTTATGTAATCGACGTTACAGGCAACGTATCAGGTACCGCAGCCACAGTGACCAATGGTGCTCAGGCCAACATTACAAGTGTGGGCACATTGACTAGTTTGGCAGTAACTGGCAACGTTACTGGTGGTAACTTGGTCACTGGCGGCGTAGTTAGTGCAACCGGAGCAGTAACTGGTGCTGCTATCACAGGTACAAGCTTGACAGTCAGTACTGGAAACATTACTGGGGGCAATTTGATACTGAGTGGTGCTATTCTTGACAGCGCTCAATTAGATATTCAAACCACAGCAGTCAATGCCAACATTGTGTTGACTCCTAATGGCACAGGCAACGTAAACATTGGGCGCATGAGTGCATCAGGCAACGTTACAGCGGCAGCATTTTATGGTCCTTTGGTTGGGGAAGTAGCATCAAGTACAACAATTAGTGCTACTGGCAACATCACTGGGGGCAACATCAACACAGCTGGGCTTGTAAGTGCCACAGGCGCAGTGAATGCAGGCAGTGTTACAACAGGTACTACAATCAGTGCTACAGGCAATATCACTGGTGGCAACATCAACACAGCTGGTGTAGTGAATACAGGCAGTGTTACAGCAGGCACAACAATTAGTGCTACTGGCAATATTACAGGCGGCAATCTAAGTGGTACCAGCATTGTGGGTACACTTACTACAGCAACACAAACCAACATCACATCTGTGGGTACACTAGGGTCGTTGAGTGTAACTGGAAACATTACAGGTGGCAACTTAGTCACTGCTGGTCTAGCAAGTTTGTCAAGTATTGTTAAAACTGGATCCAATGCTGTGGGCAACATTGGCAGCGCCAGCAACTATTTCAACCAAGTTTTTGCCACAGCAACCACAGCACTATATGCTGACTTGGCAGAAAAATACACAGCAGATCAGTTCTATCTGCCGGGCACAGTGGTAAGTTTTGGTGGCACAGCTGAAGTCACAGCAAGCACAACCACCAACGATCGCAGAATAGCTGGAGTGGTTTCTGCCAAACCCAGCTATCTCATGAATGCTGGACTAGAAGCAGAGCACACCGCTGTGGTTGCACTACAAGGGCGTGTGCCTTGTTTGGTACAAGGCCCTGTGGCCAAAGGCGACATGATGGTCAGCGCAGGCAACGGGCGAGCACAAGCCTGCGACAATCCACTAACAGGAGCAGTGATAGGCAAAGCTTTAGAAAACTTTGATGGTATACAAGGCACCATTGAAGTGGTTGTGGGCAGAATCTAATCTTTTGACACTGTAAACACAGTTTTTGCTAAATCTGTAGATAAAGTCTTTTGGTAAATACAGCCAGAGGACTTGATTCTACATGACACAACAGATCATTGATGTTGGCGCTGCGGCCAACGATGGCACCGGCGAACCGTTACGTTCCGCGTTTGAAGCTGTAAACTCCAACTTTACAGAAATCTACACGGCTGGTCCAGTTGGCAGCAATGTACGGATTGCCAACAACACCATTACTACCACAGTCACAAACACTAATCTTGTGCTGAAACCCAACGGTATTGGAGTAATACAAGCCAACGCTGCGGTTCTGCCCAGCATCGACAACGTATACGATATTGGTAGCCCTGCACTGAGATTTGACACAGTTTACGCTGGATTCTTTGTGGGCAATGGTAGTTTGCTGACTGGCATTAGTGGCGGTTCAGGCAACGGCCAAGCCATTGTAAATGGCACATCAAATGTGGCAATCACCACAGCCAATGGCAACGTAACTATTGGCATCAACGGCTTTGGTAACGTGGTTACTGTAAGCCAAACTTCTCTTTTTGTTAATGGCGTAATAGCCACCCCACGAACACTCTCGGCCAACATTGCAGTACAAGCCAATGTATCTGCACTGATGGTCAGCCCCTTGACCATACCCGATGGTAGGTCAATCACTGTACCTGGTACATCGGTATTCAATGTGGTACCATAAATATAAGATTAAAGGACTGAATAAATGGCAATCGAACTAGACGGCACCACAGGCATAAGCGCATCGGGTAATATCCAATCGGCTGGAAATGTTATAGCCACATACTTCGTTGGTAACGGTGCTGCCCTTACTGGTATTGTGGCATCCGGCGGCGCTGCAATCACAAACGGTTCATCCAATGTCAGCATCAGCGGATCAGGAGCCAATGTCACAGTCCAAGTTGCTGGTGTGGGCAACGTAGCAGTATTTTCCAGCACCGACCTAACAATATCTGGCAACTTGTTGCCTGCTGGCAACGTACTAAAGAACATTGGTAGTGCAACCAATGCATTCAACGACTTGTTCTTAGCCAATGGTACTATCTTCCTTGGCAATGCTTCAATCAGTGCCAATGCAACTTCCATCATAATGACCAATGAGTCAGGACAACAGACTGTGTTGTCTGGTTCTGGCACAATCACTGCGTATGGCAACGCCAACGTGGCAGCCAATCTGGCAGCATTTGGTTCTAATCCCATATCAACCACAGGCAACGTCACAGCAGGATTCTTCCTTGGTAATGGTAGCCAATTATCAGGTATCACAGCAAACTATGGCAACGCCAATGTGGCAGCCAATTTGGCAGCATTTGGTAGCAATCCTATATTGACCACAGGCAATGTCACAGCAGGTAATGTGAACATCACAGGCGGTAGCCTGAACTGGGCCAATGCTGGTATAGTACAAACCAGTCCCTCAGACCTTTCTATCACTGGCGATGGTCAGGTCAGTGTTCGGGCATTAGACGGCACATATCAATGGACTTTTGACAATGCTGGTAGATTCATAGCACCTGGCAACATCAGCACAACTGGCAACGTTACAGGCGCATACTTTCTTGGTGATGGTAGTCAGCTGACAAACTTGCCAGCAGGCAACTATTCCAACTCCAATGTGGCAGCATACTTGCCCACATACACCGGCAACTTGGCAGCACTACAAGGTAATGTCACAACCACAGCAAATATTTCTGGTAACTTCTTTGTTGGTAATGGTTCGTTGCTGACTGGTATATCAGGTGGTGGCGGAA